AAAACATACAGGAATGGGATTAAGACCTAGTCATGATCAAACTATTCCTTTATGTCCTCAGCATCATAATATGGGTAATGAATCTATTCATTTAAATAAAACAAAATTTCAGGAACTGTTCGGTACAGAACTTGATTTATTAGAAGAAGCAAATCAACAAATACAACAACTAGAAAAAGGAGATATATTTTATGGAAAGGGAAATAAATAAATTTCACGCTTTGCAATTATTTACAGATACATTTGCGGCAGAAACAGTACATTTAAAAAACGAAGAAGTAGGCATTTATATTAGATTATTATGCTTTGCTTGGACTAAAAACGCAAAACCATTTACTACAGAATCAGCATACAGAATATGTCAATGTAGAACAAAAGATTGTGAAAAAATAGTTTATAGAATTTTAGATGAATTTTTTAAATTAAAAAGTTTTATTGATAATGTAGAAAAATGGACACACAAAAGACTTATGCAAGAACATGAATATTTATCTAATAAATATAAGGCAAGATCAGAAGCTGGCAGAAAAGGTGGTCTAGCAAAAAGAGATTTTGCTACAAGCAAAACTCAAGCACCTATACCTAGTCCTATACCTATACCTAATAAGGATAAATATGATCCTCAATTTGAACAGGCTTGGCAAGACTTATCTAAAAAAAGAGGTTCTAAATACAAGGCTCATGAAATATGGCTTAAATTATGGAGTAAAGGAATATTAAAAGAAACAGATTTTCCTATGCTAATTAGTAGCTATAATTCACAGATTAAAGAAATAGAAGATACTAAATTTATACCTCATTTTAGTACATGGCTTTCTCAAAGAAGATGGGAAATATCTGAAGATCAAGATAAAGTTAGAGATATAATTGCTAGATTAAAGAAACTAGGATATGTTCATTATAGCACAGATGGAAATTTTGAACGATTTAGTAAAGATGGCAAATATTATAAAATAGATAGGTTAGATGAAAAATATCAAATCCAATTAGAACAGTGAATTATAAACCTATAATTGTAAATAAGAAAAAATATTATTTTTACAGAATAGAATGGGTTGATATTTATGGATCTGCTGGACATAGTGATTTTGATAGTTTAAGTAAAATGAAACCAGCGAATAAAGTTACATATGCTTTTTTATTTAAAAGAGATAAAAAACATATTAGAACTTTTAGCACTTATGATCTTAATGAAGAAGAATTTTCAGATTGCAATGTATTTCCTGTAGGTGTAATAGTTTCATTAAAAAAAATTAATATATGATATTAGAAGAAATTGATATTAATCTAATTAAACCATATAAAGATAATCCTAGAGATATTTCACAAGAAGCTGTTAAAAAGGTTAAAAATTCTATAAAAGAATTTGGAAATAATCAACCTATCGTTTTAGATCAAAATAATGTTATAGTTGTAGGTCATACTCGTTGGAAAGCATTAAGAGAATTAGGCAAAACTAAGGCATATGTAATTAAGAAAAATTTTGAAAAAAATCAAGCTATTGCTTATAGAATTATGGACAATAGATCAGGTGCTGAATCTAAATGGGACAAACAATTATTAATGTCAGAAATGCAAATTTTAAAAGATAATAAATTTGATTTAGATTTAACAGGTTTTGATGCTTTAGAATTAAAAGACATTTTATTAGATAAAGATTTATTTGAGCCTACATCTAAAGACGATCAAGGAAAATTAGATGAAGACACTAAAGAAACTTGTCCAGAATGTGGTCAAACTGTAAATGGGTAGTAAATTATTTATAGATTATTGTAGTTATGAAGCTTCTAAATATGCAGTTTTAAATTATCATTATTCTAAAGCTATGCCATCTGGAAAATTAGTTAGGTTTGGAGTTTGGGAAGATAAAGAATTTATAGGCTCAGTTTTATTTGGATCTGGTGCTAATCCTAATATGTCTAAAATAGTTAATTTAAGTCCTTATGAAGTTTGTGAATTAGTAAGAGTAGCTTTAAATAAACATAAAAATCCTGTTTCTAAAATAGTTTCTTTCTGTATGAAAAAACTAAAAAAAGACTTTAATAATATAAAAGCAGTAATAAGTTATGCCGATCCTATGCAAAATCATAAAGGTAAAATATATCAAGCAATGAATTGGTTGTATTTAGGAGAAACTAAAACATCTACACATTTTATGAAAGATGGAAAATTTTATCATTCTAGATCATTAAATCAAAAAGCAAGAGATAGCGAAGATTTTGATAAAAGTGGATTTAAAAAGGTTTTTTTAAAGAAATATAAATATATTTACCTTTTTGATAAAACTCTTAAAACTAAAATAAATGGAGAATTACAAAAATATATTGCGTAGGCTTTAGAAAGGCTAGATGGCACCCCCATTTAGATAGATGGTGCGATTCCAATCCCTACGCTCCAAACTTGCAAAAGACATAAAAAGGACATAATAAGATAAAATGGCAAGACCAATTAAAAAAGTAGATACTGATGCTATACAGAAATTAGCACAAATGCACTGCACTTATGAAGAAATAGCACAATTTTTAGATGTTAGCACTAAGACATTACAAAGGAATTATGTCCACCTTATAAAAAAGGGTAGAGAGATGGGCAAAATAAGTTTAAGACGAGCACAATTTGAGAAAGCTTTAGGTGGTTCAGTTCCTATGCAAATCTGGTTAGGAAAACAACATTTAGATCAAAGAGATAAAATAGAACAAACTAATTTTAATGAACCATTACCATTAGTAATTGAAGCGAAAGCAGAAGATGTCAAAGAAAAAGGGTAATCTATTTGGTGCAACAGTTCAGTACACAAAAACACACAAAGGAACTTCTATTGGAAGAAAACCAATAACATCTACTATGAATAAAAATAAAAGAAGACAAAATGGTAAAAGTAAATACAGAGGGCAAGGAAAATAAAATAATAGAACAACTAAGATGGGAATTGAATCTTGTAAAAAAACAAAGAGATGATTTACTTAAAAAATTAAAAAAGATAAATGATATTATAAATGCAAAAAAGACCTAATTTTTATCCTGATGGAACTTTTATTCCTTACCAAATGCCAAACGATTTTAGACAATCACAAGGCAAAGAAGCTTGTGGTAATTGTGGTTTATATTCTAATAGGCGTTCATTCTGCGGAAAATTTATAACAGTAGGTGTCAAAGATAATTATATTTGCAATCAATGGCGACAGAGATACTTCAAAAGATAACAGAACAATTAAACGAATTAGCAATTCTTTATAAGAAAACTAAAGATAAAAAATACAAAGAGCAGTGGTATAAATTACTCGATAAATTAAAATATTTATGATATTAGCATTTTATGGCTCAATATCGTGGACGATCAGTTAAATTAAATAAACCCTTTAGAACACCAGGTCAAAGGAAGAAATTCGCTGTATATGTAAAAAATCGTAGTACAGGAAATGTCAAAAAGGTTAGATTTGGCGACCCTACAATGAAGATCAAAAAAAATATACCAGCTAGGCAAAGATCATTTATGGCTAGAATGGGTGGAGTTCTTAAAAGAGTTAGAGGGCAAAAGACACTTAGCCCAGCATATTGGAGTATTCAAGCATGGAAGAAAGGCTTTAAAGTATGATTGATAAAATTATTTATGCCATTCTAGGTTTTTTCGACGGTCTTGGAGAATTTATAGATAGATTATTTCATAAAAAAAATTGTAAATGTTCAATCTGTAAAGGTAAAAAATGAGAGACACTAAAGTTTTAGAATCATTTAAAAAACACGCAGAAAAAAAACTGAAAGAAATGAATATTTTTAAACTTCTAAAGAAAGAAGTTAATCATGGTGCAAATGGCACTCAAGATTATGTAATTAAAAAAGGTGTAAACAAAGGCAAGATAGCTAAATAATTTTATGATAAATACTATGAATTATTATTTTACAGGAACATTAATTATTTTATTTGTACTTCTTGCTATATTTGGAGGTCCACCTAGATGAAAGATAGACCTTTAACTATTTCTGAAGAAGCTAAAGTGTCTATGCCTATGAAGACAGTAGCATCTTTGATAACTATGGTTGCAATAGGAACTTGGGCTTACTTTGGTTTAATTGAAACTCAGAATCAACATCATACAAGATTACAATTAATGGAAGCTGATCTTGAAAAGAATACAGAGTTTAGAATAAAATGGCCTAGAGGATTGATGGGTTCTTTACCAGCAGATAGCGAACAGTTTATGCTTATCGAAGATTTATATAAACAAGTTGAAAAACTACAATCTACTCAAGAACAAAACATGAGTAACAAAGTTAATATTGAGTTTATAACTAAGCAATTAGAAAAGGCATTAAAAGATATTGAAAAACTAAAAGATAAACAAAGGGAATTTGCAAATGGAAACGGTTATTAGTAGTGTTGTTGCTCTTTGTATGTTTATTGCTGGAGAACTTAAAGAACACAGAATACAACAATCAATGAGTGAGTGTTTAAAAGGTAAAAGACTTGCCGAAAGAGACATAAATGTAAATGTCCAATATATGTGTGGTAAAGTAGAAGCTGAATTAGAAGAAAATATAGATGGAAGTAAATCAATAAAAAAGATAGTATCTGACAAATGAAATTTATATTAGCCTTAACTTTATGCTCATCACTTACAGGATTATGTAATACAACAATGATACACCCTGACAAGTTTGATACTTGGTCAGAATGTGTTATTGGTGGTGCAAAAGAAATTATAAGAGTTACAGAAAAATATGAAGTTAAATTTAATGAACAAAAGTTGGTATTAAGTTATTTTTGTAATGAAAATCACACTGACAAAACCCCAACATGAAGTTTCAACATCTGATAAAAGATTTAGAGTATTAGTATCTGGTCGTAGGTTTGGTAAGACTTATTTATGTATTACTGAAATGATGAAATATGCAGCAAAAGTAAAACAAAATATTTGGTATGTTGCACCTACATTTAAAATGGCTAGAGAAATTGTTTGGTCTAAATTAAAAGAAGTTCTTCATAGTTTTAATTGGGTAGATACTGTAAATGAATCTAATCTTCAAATAATAATTAAAAAAACAGGAAGTAAAATATCATTAAAAGGTTGTGAAAATTATGATGCACTTAGAGGTACAGGATTAGATTTTTTAATATTAGATGAATTTGCTGACATTGATGAAAAAGCATGGACAGAAGTTTTAAGAGCATCTGTTGCTGATACTAAGGGAGATGTACTTATGTGTGGTTCTCCAAAAGGTTTTGGTAATTGGGCATATCGTATGTATCTTAAAGGCAAAGAAGATAAAGAATGGGATAGTTTTCAATTTACTACATTACAAGGTGGTATGGTTACAGAAGATGAAATTGAACAAGCTAAACAAGATATTGATATTAGAACATTTAGACAAGAGTTTGAGGGTACATTTGAGAATTATGCTGGTGCTGTTTATTATAACTTTCATGCTGTAGAAAATGTAAAAGAAAAAAAGATAGATTGGTCAAAACCATTACATATTGGTTTAGACTTTAACGTGGATCCTATGAGTGCATCTGTAGCTCAAATTGACAAAGATAAAATACATTTTGTTGATGAGATAGTAATTTATTCAAGTAATACTGACGAAATGGTAGAAGAAATTAGAAATAGATATGGCTCTAAACAAAAGATTTTTGTATATCCTGATCCAGCTTGTAGGCAAAGAAAGACATCAGCTGGTGGAAGAACAGATTTAACTATTCTGCAAAATGCTGGTTTCAATGTAAAATGTAAATTAAAACATAGTCCTATTCGAGATCGTATTAATGCTGTGAACTCAAGATTAAAATCTGCTGATGGCAAAAGATATATTTTTGTATCGCCATCTTGCAAAATTATGATAAAAGGTTTACAAAGACAAATATACAAGGAAAACACAAACATTCCTGATAAGGAAGAAGGTTTTGACCATATGAATGATTCAATAGGATATTTAGTAGAAATAGTTAAACCACTAATAGCACAATCACAACCTTATAAACCTAGTAGATGGACACATAAATAATGGCATACGAAAGAGACGAAGCATTAGAAACACATAAAGATTACAAAGAGAATGTTAATCTTTGGGAATATTATATTAGATCATTTAATGGTGGCTATGATTACATGGTTGGTCAATATTTAAACAGATATAATTTAGAATTAGATAACGAATTTAATCAAAGACTTGCAAACACTCCTTGCGATAACCATTGTAAAAATATTATTCAAATTTATTCTTCATTTTTATTTAGAGTAAAACCTAGTAGAGATTTTGGAGCTATGGCAGATGAACCTAGTTTAGAATCATTCTTAAAAGATACTGACCTTGATGGAAATAGTTTTGATTCAGTAATTAAACAAGCACAAAATTATGCATCTATTTATGGTCATTGTTTTATGATTTTAGATAAACCTAAAGTTATAACAAACACTAGAGCAGAAGAACTTGAACAAGATATTAGACCTTATCTTTCAATTATCACTCCAGAAAATGTTTTAGATTGGAATTTCAAAAGAGAACTAAATGGAAAATATACTTTAGACTACTTAAAAATTAGAGAAGAAGTAGATCGAGATGGTGGAACTTATATGAGGCTTTGGTATCTTGATAGAGTAGATACTGTTTATATGCAAGATGATAGAACAGAGCCTGTTGTAATAGATACTGCCGATAATCTGATTGGCAAAATTCCAGCAGTAATTTTATACAATGCAAAGTCACATAAACGAGGCATTGGTCAATCGGATCTTGTAGATATTGCTGATCTTCAAAAATCTATTTATAACGAATTATCCGAGATAGAACAATTAATAAGATTAACTAATCACCCATCATTAGTTAAAACTCCAGGTGTTAACGCTTCTGCTGGTGCTGGTGCAATTATAGAAATGCCAGAAGAAATGGAACCAAATTTAAAACCTTATTTATTACAACCATCTGGTCAGAACTTACAAGCTATTATGGATTCAATAAATTCAAAAGTAAATGCTATAAATAGAATAGCACATACAGGAGCAGTAAGAACTACTAAAACACAAGTATCATCTGGAATAGCGTTACAAACAGAATTTGAAATGTTAAATGCAAGATTATCTGAAAAAGCAGATAATTTACAAATAGCTGAAGAACAATTATTTAGATTATATGCACAATATCAAGATGCTACATTTGATGGAGAAATA